TGGTCTGAATCCATCAGCTTGGTGACCGGAAACGCCTTCGGAACCTTGAAGGTGCCTTTGACGTAAGGCGCTCGGTGCGTCTCTTTGTAATCCACGTCACCGGCAAGGCCGATCACGTCATCACGCACTTTAGTGTTCATCGGCACCTCGATGCCGCCAGTCAGCGACAGCTGCTGGCCGTCCACCTTGACGTATGCTGTACCCGCAATCTTTGCCATTACGCGGTCTCCTCGCTGTATTGCAGACGGAACTGATTAAGCAGCGCAAAGACGCGCAGTTGGTTGACATAATCCGGCGGGAACAGGACATCAACGCGGGTCGGGTCGCTGACGTTGCGCTCTACCACCAGATGCTGCTTGAAGAGATCGAAGTTCTCCACGATCCCTGCTCGTTCCATCGTGCGATAGCTGGCGCACATCTCACCCTTCAATACAGCAGGTGTCACGATGGCCTGCCCCGGACCGAAGCGCGTACCGTCATTCGCCAGCTTATGACGCGGATACTTGCTGGTAATGATGCTTTTCAGCTGACGGATAACGTAGGCGCTGGTATGCAGCGTTTCGCTGTCCAGGTAGCTGTTATCCGCCACGCCATAGGCGTTTTTCTGATAGGTGGTAATGTCGCGCTGAATGCGCAGCACGCCGCTCTCAGCGTAAGCCGTAGCGATACCGTGCTTCAGAAGCGACTGCTGCTCGGTCAGGGTAAAGCGGCTGCCTGCCGGTGCCGGTAAGGCGCCGGTCAGCTCACCGGTCTGCGTCGGGCGCGCCGGGTCAGTGCGGATAAACACGGCATTACGGGCGGTGCGCAGCGCAACCAGCTCATCTGCCGCCGTCTGAACGGCAGGCTCATAACCGGCTACGGTAATGTGCTGGTTGTTCAAGGTGTCGCCAAAGGCCACCAGGTCTGACAGCGTGCCGATTTTTGCGGTGTAAACGTGTCCGTAAAGCTGACGCGCATAGCCCCAGCGACCGGAAGAGTCGTTCATCTCCAGCGCCAGCGTCGCCAGCGAGGCGGAATCACTGAACGGGGTACCGATGAAGTCAAACGGCTCATCGCCCATCGCGGCCACGGTCGCAGCCAGTGACGGTGAGCCCGTGCCGCCAGCCATCGCGGAAATCGCAACGTTAACGCCGTCAGGCGTTGTTTCGCTGCCCACGGTGCCATAGTAGTTCAGCGCCAGCGGAATGCTGTTGCCGGTAAGCCCTTTGTGACGGGCGGTAAGTGTCACGACTCCAGCCGCAGCAGCGGCAGTCACCGGCAGGTCAGCATTGGCATTAATGGCAGCGGCCAGCGTCGCGGCCACGGCTGCAGGAGCATCTCCTGTCACTACGGCGGCCTGCACACGATCTGCGCCGATATACAGGCTTAGCGAACCTGACGCCTGAGCATTGCCGGTCAGCGTCAGCGTGCCTTCAGCAGTCTCGCCTTCAGGCTCAGTTACCGCGATAACCCACAGCTCACCGAACGGATCGACAGCACGATACCGTGCCACCATACGGGCCAGCTGGCTGCCACGGCCTGCCACCTTACCCGCCAGCGCGGCAGACGGCATGATGGTGAGTTTGTTTTTCACGATGGTGCTGTCAGCTGAGGCGAGGCCAATCAGCAGCGACGGACCGCTGCTCTGCGTGGTGTTCGCTTCGCTGTTGTCCATCTCCGCCCAGAACAGCGGCACGCGGAGATCTGACGGAATAGTAGGGAACGAGACTGACATTATTCACCGCCCTTTTTCTTGGCGTCAGCGGCGGGTTTTTCTTCTTCCACGCTGACTTCTTCGACATCACCATCCGCAATGCGGCGGTGCCAGTAGCTGCTCTCTTCGACGTTGCGGCCTTCTGAAGGCAGCAGATCGCCCCGGACAGGGTCAGGAACTGACCGCCCGCGCTTGGGTCTGATTTGCATGATTTACTCGCTGAGGTTGATTTGGGTGTGGTGTTCGATAATGCCGTCAGGACCATTGCCCGGGTCGATATAATCAACATTGATGTCGACCGTTTTAAGCTCGTCCAGGGCGTCGAGATCATCCTGCTGGCGCGTGTCTTCTTCGGTGATTTCCCGCGTCAGCATGAATTCAAACTGGTAGTAGAGGCGACCCCGATCCATATCCAGAAGCTGACCGCCGGAATACGCCACCGGGCCTGCATCTGAATCAGGCTCCCAGCCCAGCAGCGCCTTCCAGATTTGCTGTCGCACGTCATGCACGGCGTCATACCCTGCCGCCTGACCGCGCTCGTCGCGCGTATTGTCCAGCACCACGACCACCGCAAAGCCTTCGGTCACTTTCTGCCAGTAGTCGGTCAGGGACTCCTGCTCAGCGGTGACGTCTTCTGTCGGAACAACATACGCTGCCGGCAGCTTCATCTTTCCGGTTTCGGGGATGGACTTGAATTCAGCCGCCCCGGCCACGTTGCCCGCAAACATCGGACATCTCGCCCGGAGTGCGGCGATCACCAGTGATAGCTTCATTTCTTTTTCCTTTCAGGACGCAGGGAGGTGCGCAGCGCGCGGCTCAGCACATAGCGCGTCCACGTCTTGCGAGCCTCCAGCACTTCGGTCATGTAGTTTTTACGCGGCGCAACCCGCCAGCCATTCCCACCAGACTTGCCTTTGTGGTGGCTCTTCCTGCGCTTAGCGCCACGCTTCACGCCGTAGAACAGAAACGCGGGGTAAAAGTCGCCATCAATGAGCCTGTTTCCCTCGCCCCGCTTCTGGTTTGGCGCAATGCGCACCATCAGGCCCGGACGGCTTTTTGATGCGCGGGGAACGTAATAGCCGATAGACCGCGCCAGCCTTCCGGTTCTGAAACCCGGATACTCACCGGGAGCAGATCGGCCGCGACGCATAACCAGACGCCGGGCATCACGCATATGCACCTGACCAATCTGGATGAAGGCGCGGCGCATTTTGGCCCGGTTAAAAACGAGATCTTTTGGCTGATCAAAGTCAACGTGCAGAAGCGGCTTAGCCATACATCTCTCCGTCGCTATCTACAGCCCTCAGCTCCTCACACTCCATCAGCAGGTAACGACCGGCTGAGTTGAGGTCGCGCAGGCGCTTAACGCGATACACATAACCGCCGTAAACCACCTCAAAATCTGACGTGATGCCCCGGCGATAACGGATCGTCATGTAGTGGGTTATAGTTTCATCAGCCTGTACGGATTCGTGATAGGTGGTAGCTCCCACCTGCCGGACCTTAGCCCACACGTCCTTTTCATTCTGATAAACTGGCTCTGTGCCGTAGTCCGCCGCCGCCTGGTCGATGCGCTGGCGCAGGTGAATGCGCTTATTCAGCTCACCGGGATCGGGCAGTGTGTAAACAGCACTGGTATTTGATGAACGTCGCTGCATGCTAATACCCCGAAACTGGCAGACGGCGCGAGTAGAGCAGGAACTCAAACGCCTGCGGGGTCTCCGTCATCTCCAGTTCTGACACTGAACTGCGATGCTCATACCAGTGACTGACCAGCATCAGCAGGGCAAGCCGGATATCTTCGGTAATGACCATGCCATCCGTATCAAGCGGTGCAATATCTGCCACCGTTTTATAAAGATTGCGGTTGAGGTAGGTCACGGCCTTTGCCTCAGCTGCAAGCGCAAAAAGCTCAAGCAGCCGATCCTCTTCCGTAAAGTCGCTCTCCAGTCGGCACTGCTGTTTAATTTCTTCAAGTGTCAGCAGCATGACAACGCCTTATTTTTTGGCTTTTTCCTTCGCCTCAGCTGCCGCTTTCGCGCTGGCTTCAGCATCCGCTTTTTCCTGCGCTTCAGCAGCGGCCTTTGCTTTGGCCTCTTCTTCAGCCTTCGCAAGCGCTTCGGCTTCGGCTTTTTCCTTCGCCTCAGCTGCCGCTTTCTCCTCTGAGCTATCATCCACCTCACTGGCATAGCCCAGCTTAATCAGCTCGCGACCGTGCTGCTCGGTGGTCTCAATGGTGTTGCCTTCGGACACTACCGTGCCGCCGAAATAATTCGGTTTAAGCAGAATCAGTTTCATATTTAACTCCCTGAAAGGCGGCCCAAAGGCCGCCATTGCTGTTACGCAGCTGCAGCAGGTGCGGTGAAGGAACCGTAAACGAACGCTTCGGGGCGCTTAACGGCCAGCGCCAGACGCTCTTCACAACGGATTGAGATCATATTTTTCTCAAAGTCGTCGGCGTTTTCGGTGGAGATAACCACGTTGGCGTCCTCGCGGTCGAAAATCTGCGCACCGGCATTGAATGCGCCGGTCAGGAATTTACCCTGGAACGCAGCCGCTTCGGTCGCGACAACCGGCAGACCCCACAGGGTAGGACCGGTCAGCGCTGCCGGGTTCGCCAGAATGTAACGGCCCAGCGTATCCTTAGTCAGTTCGATCTTCGCCCAGTCGATGAAGTGAAGAACATGGCCGGAGGCCGGGAAGCGTGCCAGCTGAGCCTGCAGCATAGCCAGTCGCAGATCATCGATACCGCTCTGATTCGCCACGGTGAAGGCGGCAGCGTATGCAGATGCCTGCGGTACGATACCGTTCAGGTGCGTGCCGGTGCCGTCACCGAACAGAATTTCCTGCTCTTCAACGTACTTCAGGCCGTAACGCAGCTCGGCGTCAATCGTAGACTGCAGCTGCGGCATGTCGTCCAGAATCTGCTTGGCGGCTTTGAACAGATGCGCGATAGTGCGGACCGGTGTAATTTTTTCAGCAAAAGTGATATCGCTGTATGGCTTCTTGGTGTTCTCAGCGACGGTCGCCGCATTGTTGGTGAAGCCGGTCTGCTGCACCCAGTAGATGGTATTGGATTCAGTGCGGCCCGGTGCAATCAGATCGCGAATAAACAGGCGCTGTTTAGGCTGCTGATCGATGCCCGGCAGGCGGTCAGGCGCAACAATCTGGCCCGGCACGTTGACGGACAGCAGCGCAGCCTTAACAGGGATGCTCAGCCGCTTGTTGCCTTCGATGCTCGCTGAAAATGCTTTCAGCGCTTCGGAGGAAACTACCTGGCCGCCCACTGTTTCGATAACGTTTTTTGCATGCGCAAGCGGCATTTGCGCAACGTGCTGTTCCAGATCGCCCAGCGAAGCTTTCAGGGCCTTGTTAGCCTCCGTCAGCGCGTTAAACTCAGTGGCTATTTTGTCTACGGCTTCCTTGGTCTGGGCAGACAGCTGGCCAGAGCTTTTTGCTTCTTTAAGCGCATCTTCAGCCTTCTGACTGAAGGTACCGGAAACCTCTTCCAGCTTTGCAGATACTTTTTTCAGTAACTCATTTACATCTGACATGGTAATTCCTTATTTGCCGAACGCGGCCAGCGCGTTTTGAAGTTGAGCAATATTTTCGGGATTGATTTCGTCGGTAGCGCCCGGCATACCTTCAGGGGTGGCAGCAGCGCCAGGCTTGCCGCCGGTTAATGCTTTAAGAAGTTTTCGACGCTCGGAGCGCGGCGCATCGGTTTTTGCCAGCATCGCGTCCAGCTTGCGTAGCGCAGCCGCCGGACTGTCGTCGCCGTCAGAAATCTCATCTGCCGCCAGCAGGCGATCCGCAAAACCTTTTTCAACCGCATCGCTGCCGCCGATATAGGTTTCAGCATTCATCATCGCGTCGATGGTGGCGGCATCCAGACCGGTACGCGCGCCATAGATATCGTTCATTGCCTTATCAAAAGGCACCATGTCGGCCGCAATCTGCTGCAGGTCGTGACGGTTGCCCATCGCATACACCCAGCAGTTATGGATCATCAGGAAAGCACCCCGACCAATCTGGACCTCATCACCGGCCATCGCGATAATCGAGGCAGCAGAAGCAGCGAGGCCCAGCACTTTAACGGTGACTTTCCCTTCGTATTCACGCAGCAGGTTGTAAATCGCCAGGCCTTCAAACATGTCGCCGCCGGGCGAATTGATATTCACCGTCACGTCAGCACCGCCGATTGAGCGGAGCGCCGCCGCAATGCGGCTGGCGGTAACGCCATCGCCGTACCAGTCAGCGCCAATTACGTCGAACACGGAAATGCTGTTTTCATCACTCTTTGCGGCTTTGATACCGCCGTTCCAGCGCTCCATTGCAGAGGACGGCAGGTCGCGATTTTCGCGCGCAAAAGGCCGCCCCTCCGGCGCTGCCGGAAGACTTTTTACTGTCATTGGGGTTGCTCCTAAGCCGCCTGTTTAAGCGGTGATTGTTCGATAGGAATGTCCGGGAAAACCGCGTCGTGAACTTCGCGCAGCAGCTTAGCGTTTACGGCCTGGCTGTTTTTGCGCAAATCCTCAAGCGGTGTAAGGTTGAGCTGCACCGTGTAAATATCGCCACCTTCAATCGGAGGCAGATTCTCCAGGCGGCGCACATCATTACGGGACATCCAGCCGTTCTGCAGCGCGGTGGTGTAATAGGCCGCACGCCCCGCACTGTCAGCACGCAGCAGGCCTTCAACAGAGAACTCAGCGAATAAGTCTTCATCGCCGTTGAGCAGGCATCGTGAAATCTCCTGTTCAATATTCACCAGCATCGGGCGAAGCGTATTCGTCAGGAACAGCAAGTTCATGCCTTCAACACTTGATGCCCAGCTGCTCTGCTTGTTTACATGACCGACCATAAACGGCGGTACGCGGAACCAGCGGCAAATCTCCTCAATGCTGAACGATCGTGATTCCAGCATCTGAGCGTCTTCAGGGTTCAGGGTGATGCCCTGATAGGACATGTCGCCCTCAAGCACCATCACCTTGCCGGCGTTTTTCGAACCAACGAACCGGTTGAGGTTTTCGCGGTTTTTCTGTCGCTGCTCTTTGGTCAGCAGGTTCTTTGACAGAAAGAAGCCTGACGTCTGTATACCGTTTTCAAAAATTTTTGCGGCTGATTCTTCTACCGCCATTGCCGCGCCAAACACGTCACGCCCGGTGCGCATCGGCATCATTCCGCATACGCCATCCAGACCAAACCCCCGGATGTGCATCATGTTTTTAACCGGAATGATGCGCGGTACGCCCTTCTCTGTGTAGGTGTACTGCAGTTCCCCGCTGTCGAGCCGTTCAACCTTCATGCTCTGAGGAAGTAGCGGCACCAGAGAAACCAGCTTCTGGCCGATCATTTTTTTCTCAACGTAGGCATTACCACGCAGGCAGATGCTGGCAACCACCATCAGCATGAAGCGCGACGGCGTCATCTCACTGTTGGGACGGCGGCATAGCAGCTGATAAGCCGGATGATTGAGCGCCAGCTTGCGGGAGCCGTCAGCAGATCGTTCGTATACCTTCATCGGCAGCGTTGAGACCGATTCACTCAGCAGGCGCACACAGGCCCAGACAGAGGCCAGCGCCAGCGCTTTCTCTGCCGTGACGACCTTTCCGCTGCTGCTTGTGCCGTACCACTCCTGCCAGAACGCGGCGTCATTAAGTCCAATCGACTCACCAAGCCAGTTAACAATCGCGCTCTTAATGCGACCCGGCCGTTTTTTTTCCTTCATCAGATACCTACCATGATCGGATCATCAAAAAAGTCATCAGGATCGCCGCTGTCCACCAGCACCGCATCCTCTGCTGCACCAATCGCCATAGCGGAAGCCACCACACCATCGATGCGGCCGGTACTTTTCTTTTTGGCAAATATGCGGTTGTCCTTCTGGTCAGCCTCAAGCACCGCAGAGGCGGCATTCCAGCGCAGGCAGGGATTGGGTCGGATAACCAGCACCCGGTTATTAAGATGCTCCTCAAACAGTTCGATAGAGCGCGGCATCCACAGCCCGGACTCCTGAGCCTTGTAAAAGCCCTGACCGTGCGGAACAAGGTCAACGCTCACAGACTCGCTTTCCAGTTCGGGCTCCAGATACTTAATGCGGTACTGGTCAAACGCGATGCACTTAATATCGTATCTGGCCGCCAGCTCACCGATGCGCACCGCGACAAAACCGTAGTTGACCGCCTTACCCGGCGGCGCGTGAATAAAGCCGTTACGCAGCCAGGCATCATAGGGAACATGGTCAGTCTTAGCGCGCTCAAGCAGAGAATCTTTTGGCGTCCAGAACTCAACTAAAAGCTTTTTGGACTTCGGGAAGTAAAGCGCCAGCGCCGTAAGGTCGCGTGAACCGGACAGGTCCAGACCGCCATAGCACTCTTCGCCCGCCAAATCTTCGGGATCAAAGTCCTGCTCGCAGTTCATCCATGTGTCGCTGTCAATCCACGGGTCGGACGCCTCCACCCACTGGCAGAAGTTAAGACGGCGCACGATGCTCTCTTTCGACGGCA